AGAAGCGCTCAGAAGGGCTTGGTAGTTCTTGCTCAGGCAGACCTACTGACCTTCTGGGCAACGCTGGACCCACAAGACGCTGTTGCCACCAGCGCAGCATTGCAAGTCTTCATGCCGGAACTCATGAACCAGTACGGAGACGTTGCCGCCACGGTGGCAGCAAACTTCTTCGATGACATCCGTGAGGCAGCCAACGTCAAGAGGGCTTATCGAGCGGTACTGAGTGAACCTCTGCCAGCAGAGCAAATTCAGGCATCGACAAGAGCGGTAATCCAACCGCTATTCGGGGTTTCAGACCCTGAACAAGCACTCTCCAACCTGAACGACGTAACAGACAGGTTGGTGAAGCAAGCAGGACGGAACACAGTTGAACTGAACGTAGCGAAAGACCCTGTAAAGGCTCGCTACGCAAGAGTGCCGACAGGCGCAAAGACTTGTGCATTCTGCCTTGCCCTTGCATCTCGTGGTGCTGTGTACCTGAGCAAGACCTCAGCCGCACACGGCTATCACGGTGATTGCGACTGCGTACCAACCCCTATGTGGGATGGAGACGAGTACCCAGAGGGATACAACCCAGACGAGCTATCTGACTTGTATGCCCTCGCACAAGGCGCAGCCGACAGAGGAACCCTCAAGGGTCCTGACGGCATCCTTGCAGCAATGCGCAAGCAGCAAGGTATTGCGTAACACCTAAGGCAAATCAAGGCACCAGACCGCATGGTCGGTGCCTTTTTCTATGCCCAAATTCAGCCAACAGCCGCACGGCACTTGGCGCACATCACATTCCCGCACGGGAGAAAGAGGTAATCACTTATGTCTGAAGAGACAACCACGGAGGCAGTTGCCACCGATGAAACAGAGGCTCAGGAATCTGCACAGACACCTGAGGCCGAAACCGATTGGAAGGCTGCATCCCGTAAGTGGGAAGCCCGCGCCAAGGAGCACAAGGCTGCATTGGATGCCGCACAGGCAGAAGCAGCACGTGTATCTGAACTTGAAACACAACTGAGCACGTTCACCGAAGAGGCCGGTGCCAAGGAAGCCGCTGCAAATGCAGCCCTTGAGAAGGCAAACCTTGAAATCGCCCGCCTAACGGTACGCGCCAAGTACGGACTTTCAGAAGACGAGTCAGAACTATTCCTGACCGCTACTGACCCTGAACTTCTCGACAAGCAGGGAGAAGCGCTCTCTAAGCGCTCCGGAAACGCAGTAAAGCCAGATTCCGCACAGGGAAACCGCAACGGAACTGGACCTAAGGGAGCCAAGGCAGATTTCGACGCCTGGCACTCATCACTTCAAATCTAATTACAAAGCCCTACGGGGCGGAAGGAAATAACAATGGTTGACCTAAACAGAGGCTCCACCGGAGTCGCTCTTCCATCCACGGTTGCAAACCAGGTATGGACAGAAACCCTTAAGGGCTCAGCAGTCATGAGCCTTGCTACACAGGTACCACTTGCAGGAGCAGGTTCTACATATGACCTCGTTACTGCTGACCCTGTTGCTGCATACGTTGCTGAAACTGCTGCAAAGCCAGTTTCTAACGGAACTCCAGGCAACAAGGTAATCAAGGGGTACAAGATTGCCGTAATCCAGGCTTTCTCTGATGAGATGGTCCGTGACAAGAACGCCCTTTACCAGGCTCTTGTTGAGCGCATGCCACAGGCTCTTGCTACGGCATTCGACAAGAAGGTATTTGCTGGTACTTCACCTGGTACCGGTCACGACGTTCTATCTGGTGCTGCTGCACTTCAGGTAGACGGCACTTCCACACTTGCAGACCTTTTGGCTGTTCGTGGTGCCGTAGCTGCTGCTAACGGACGTGTTAACGGATGGGTCGTAAGCCCAGGACTTGAAAACACTCTATTTGGAGCAGTTGACGGTTTCGGCCGCCCACTTCTTCACCCAGGTACTACTGATGATTCCGTTGGAAACATCTTCGGTGCACCTGTTCTCGTGTCTGACGCTGTTCTTGACACCGTTCCAACTCCAGACACTCTCGGCTACGCCGGTGACTGGTCTACTGCGTACTTCGGAACTGTTGAAGGCGTCCAGATTGCTACCTCTAAGGATGCAACTGTTGGCGGAATCAACTTGTTCGAGCAGAACATGACCGCTGTTCGTGCAGAGATTGAAATTGGTTTTGCTGTTCGCAACATTGCCAAGTTCGTCAAGATTACTGCCTGAACCGCAGAGTAAGACTCCAGAGATGCCGGGGCCGAAAGGCCCTTTTTTCATGCCCAAAAAGCCCCGGCTCTCAACAAATACATAGAAACACAAGGAGGAACGCATATGACTTGGACTACCTATCAGGACATCCAAGACCGTTGGTTTGGTGACCCACTGCCTGCAACTCAGCCTCAGATTGAGACCTTGATTGCAGACGCTGAAGACACCATCTTGCGAGAGTTCCCGACTATTCAGGCACGCATTGATGACGACTCATTGCCACTCATTCGAGTAGTCAAGGTGACCTACAACATGGTTGCCCGAGTACTGCGCAATCCAACAGGTATGCGCAGCCTCACCCGTGGTGCTGGTCCTTACCAGGAATCACAGACATATGGAGGAGACGAGCCAGGAGCTCTCTACCTCACAGAGCAAGACAAGCGTGAATTGCAGGAGAGCACACAGGGGCAAGAAGCGTACTCCATCGACATGACACAGATTGGCTTTGTCGCCAGTAGGCCATATCAGGATTCTGATTACGCCAATGAGCAGGGTGTGTGGGTTTCAATCTGATGAGCCTTCCAACGCCTTTCACGATTGGCGTTAAGAGGTACGCAGACGGAGCAGTAGACAGGCACAACAACCCAACCAAGACCTGGTTGACCGCTGTTGACGTTGAGGTCTACGGCATTGCGCCTACGTCCTCTGACGAGCCATTTGAAGCCGGACGAAATGCAGTCGTCACCGGTCTGACTGTCCTTGCCCCTGTCGGCACAGTCATTGGTCCTAAGGACCGAGTAGTCATCGACTCAGAAGAGTACGAGGTTGACGGTGAAATCGCGGATTGGTCCAAAGGACCGTTCAGTTGGTCACCGGGAATCGAAATCAAACTAAAGAGAGCGGAGGGGTGACACATGGCTAAGCCCATTAAGTGGAACCTTGACGTTTTCAAGGACGTACGTAAGTCACCAGAGGTTGAGGCAGCGTTGCAAGACGTTGTTGACGCTCTCTTGGAACAGACAGGTGAAGACCTTTATGCCGGTGAAGTTTCTGCCGGTAAGACACGTTCAAGAGGAACGGTCTGGACAAAGGGAACACACGCTGAGCGTTCTAACGCTAAGCACAACACCTTGGTTAAGGCACTCGCCAACGTACATGTAGGTGGTGCCTGATGTCTGAACCGCTAATTGCGTTTGAAGACGCTGAGGCTGTAGCCGTCCAGCACTTGCTGACGGTTCTCACAGACGTTCATGTCTCCACAGACGTTCCCAGCACTCGTCCTTCCCAATTCGTCACGGTTGAACGTGCCGGGGGAGTGAGGCGAAACCTCATCTCAGATTCCGCTGTCTTGATTATCCAAGCTTGGGCGGACAACAAGCCTGACGCATATGACCTGGTGAAGCTCGTAAGAGCGCATGTCCATGCAATGCCAGGTGCGTTTGTTGACGGGGTTTGGGTTTACCGAGTCGATGAAATCGCGGGTCCTGGATATGTCCCTGACCCAGATACCAACACCCCTCGCTATCAATTCACGGTGCAACTGCACCTTAGAGGTACACAACTATGACAAAACTAAAGCACCCATACATCAAGCCTGACCTATTCAAAGAGGTCCTTGAAGAGGCTGTAGCGGACTGGGTAGCCGCTGGCTGGATTGAAGTCCAGCGCAAGAAGTCACCTAAGGAAGCCGTTAAGAGCGCTCCAAAGGTCGAAACAAACACCAACCTACCGGCGACGGAAGGAAATTCTATTGAAGGAGAACTAAAGAATGACTAACGATACAACCAAGGTCATTACCGGTAAGCCGTTGAACACTGGTGGAGTTCTTGTTGCACCTCTCGGTACAGCAGCACCAACCAACGTCACAACTGCTCTTAACGCAGCGTTCAAGCCTCTTGGATTCATCGGTGAGGATGGTCTTACTGAGACCACCGACCGTTCAACCGACAAGATTAAGGCTTGGGGTGGAGACGTAGTAAAGATTGTTCAGTCTGACTACGCCGCTACGTTTACGTACACCATGATTCAGGCAACTGACGCTGACGTTCTAAAGGAGGTCTACGGTACCGACAACGTTACCGTGACCGCTGCAACGTCAACGACAGGAACGCTAACCGTCATCACTGCAAAGTCTGACATGCTTCCTGTGAAGTCATACGTCTTTGAAATCAAGGACGGTTTGAACCGAGTCCGTATCTATGTTCCAAAGGGACAGATTACGGCTATTGACGAGATTTCTTACAACGACACTGACGTTGTTGGCTATGCCGTCACCCTCGACACGCTAAAGGATGAGACTCTGGGTTACTACCAGAAGTTCATTGACGACGGCGTATTTAGTGCCTGATTAAGGCCAATTGAGCCCACCCTCACAACTAACCCCGTGAGGGTGGGCTTTGTCATGTGCGAAAAACCCGGGGTTAGCCAACAAAAATAACAAAGCCTATAGGAGGGCAACAGCAATGACTGAAGTAAAGAAGCCACAGGACCACAAGAATGCCGGTGGAGAGAAGTTTACGTTTGAACACAAGGGTCAGTCTTACACCTTTGCAGAGACCTTTGACGCGGTTACATCCCCTAAGTGGATTCGTGAGAACCGTCGTCGCACAGAAGAAGACCAGTTGTTCACCATGCTTGAAGAAGTAGCCGGTGACGAGTGCATCAAGGTAATTGACTCAATGGAGCGTGCTGAGTTCAGGGCTTTCTATGAGTCCATGGGCAAGGCTATCCGAGAGTTCGCAGAGCAGGACTGATGACAGGTGCTGGAGTTTAGAGAAGGTTCTCTGACTCTCGACTACCTCCAGTCCAAGCCTGATTTCTACGACATGCTTGAAACGGTGCTCACCGATGAATCACAAGCACTGGTTGACAACATGTCTCGGCGTGAAATCAAGAAGCTCTTCAATGCAGCGTTCAAGCGTGAGTTGGGTGTAACAGTCCAGGAAGCAGCAGACCTTGCAGCTTTGGTGGCTGAATATGAGAGCGCAGTACCTATGACTGTCTCGTCGTAGGAGTAAAGCTCCGACACCTTGGAACAGAAGACCTTACGTGGGGTGAATTGCTTGCAATCGTCAAGTATTCACCCCGCTCTTCTGCGTTGTATAGAGAAATGAACCCAGAAGACTGGGACTGGAGCAGGACAGATTTCTTGCTCACACAAATGCAGGATGCCTTGAACATTGCCAACTGGCAACGCGGTCAAGGCAAGAAGAAGGACTACCCAGCCCCAACACCAAGACCTGGACTTGTTGACCCGAATGTCACCAAGTACGGCAGTGGTGCGCTCACTCAAGAAGAAACGGCGGATTGGCTTGGTTGGTAACAACAAATAAAACAATAGAGGAGGCTCCATATGTCAGCATATGAATTTGGAGCAGGATATATCTCCGTCCTACCGGACACCAGCAAGATTGCTCCTGGCATCAAGAAGGCTCTGTTGGGCTCTGACAAGGATGCTAAGGCCGCTGGTAGCCAGCTTGGCACCAGTCTGACTGGTGGCGTCACAAAGGCTCTTACAGGGCTTGAGAAGGACGCTAAGAGCGCTGGAAAGACGGCAGGAGACAACCTGGCAAAGGGAGTCACCGAAGGAACACGCCGTATCTCATTCACGGGGTTGTTCAAGGGTGCTGACCGAGAAGCATCACGTGCCGGACAGAAGGCCGGTGCCGCAATGGGTGAAGGCGTTAGGTCAAGACTGAAGTCTGCCGTACCTGGCATTGCCGGTGTCCTTGGTGGCGTAACTGCTGCCGTAGGTGGATTGGGTCTAAAGACCGCTGCTGAGTTTGAGCAAATGGGCATCTCATTTGAGACCCTGATGGGCTCAAGCAAGAGAGCAGAGAAGGAAATGGCATGGCTCAAGCAGAAGTCTGCCGTCACTCCATTTGAGTTGGCTGACCTAACCAAGGCTGACCAGCTTCTACTGAACTTCGGTTTCACGTCCGACAAGGTACGTCATGACTTCGTTCAGTCCATGGGAAACATGGCAGCCGCTGTTGGTTTGCCAGGTAGCAGACTCCCAGACTTGATGCGTGTATTTGGTCAGGTAAAGGCATCTGGCGTTGCGTCCCTTGAGGACGTAAACCAGTTGGTTGACATGGGTGTTCCTGTCTGGGATGCCCTAACAAAGGCAACCGGAAAGAGCGTTGCTCAACTCCGTAAGGACATCTCTGACGGAAAGTTGACCGCTGACACGTTCAACGGCTCTCTACAGAAGCTTGCTGACAACAAGTTCGGCACGGCTATGGAGAAGCAGTCCACAACCCTCAACGGTATGTGGAGCACCTTGAAGGACACCGTCTCTCTTGGTGCTATGGACATGATTAAGCCGCTGACGCCACTCATTAAGAATTTGATGCCTCAGTTGGCGTCCGGCATGGGTGTTGTTGGTGCAAAGGTAGCGGGAGCGGTACCGAAGCTAATCCAGCTTGGAACCGGCTTCAAGAATGACATCTGGCCAGCAGTGAAGTCTGTGGCTGGAGTCCTCAAGAATGACCTGCTTCCACCACTCGTTGCTGTAGGTGGATTCATCGTCCAGCACCTACCGCTATTCGGAACGCTAACCGGAATTGTGTTGGGCATCGTTGGAGCGTTGAAGGTCTGGGCTGTCGCTCAGGCTGCAATCAACTTCCTGATGACTGCCAATCCAATTGGCCTTGTCGCAGTAGCTTTGGCCGGATTGATTGTTGGCGTCGTAGCAGCCTACAAGAACTTCTCCGTATTTAGGTCCATCGTGCAGGGTGCCTGG